TAGAACAATTAAACATCCCATTACCAAAAATTGCTTTACTGATTTAGAGCACGAACGCAAAGAACGTAAACAACAACGCGCACAGAATATCGAGCTACTTAATGCTTCACTCGACTTAATCGTTAAGGAAAATTAAGTATTTATACGCCATTATTTGTGCATTTCTTAACATAGACTAGTTAAGTAGCGTTAACCACACGTGAGTATTACCCAAAAATAAAACACCGCACTAATTAAATGGCTTCATCAATCTCAGTAGCACGCACAGGCGTGCAATCAAACTGGGAGGAGTTTTGTAAGTGGGTAACATCAACTGACAACCGCCTTTATGTGGGCTGGTTTGGCATCTTGATGATTCCTACGCTCCTCGCAGCAACTATTTGCTTCATTATCGCCTTTGTAGGCGCACCACCTGTTGATATCGATGGCATTCGTGAACCAGTTGCAGGATCGCTCCTGTACGGAAATAACATTATATCGGGAGCAGTTGTCCCGTCTAGCAACGCAATCGGTCTGCATTTTTACCCAATCTGGGAAGCGGCTTCATTGGATGAATGGCTTTACAACGGAGGCCCATTCCAACTCGTTGTCTTCCACTTTCTCATCGGTATCTTCGCTTACATGGGACGCGAATGGGAACTTAGCTACCGGCTAGGTATGCGCCCCTGGATCTGCGTTGCATACAGCGCACCTGTGGCTGCAGCTTCTGCCGTATTTCTTGTCTATCCTTTTGGACAGGGATCCTTCTCTGACGCAATGCCTCTCGGCATCTCCGGTACATTCAACTATATGTTGGTGTTCCAGGCAGAGCATAATATCCTTATGCATCCGTTCCACATGTTGGGCGTGGCTGGTGTCTTCGGCGGCAGCTTATTCAGTGCTATGCACGGTTCTCTTGTTACATCATCTTTGGTGCGTGAAACCACCGAAAGCGAGTCCCAGAACTACGGTTATAAGTTCGGACAAGAGGAAGAGACCTACAACATCGTTGCAGCTCATGGCTACTTCGGTCGATTGATCTTCCAATATGCTTCGTTCAACAACTCCCGTTCATTGCACTTCTTCTTAGCAGCATGGCCTGTCGTTGGTATTTGGTTCACCGCATTAGGTGTATCCACAATGGCCTTCAACTTGAACGGCTTCAACTTCAACCAGTCCATTAACTCTGCTGACGGTCACGTCATCAATACCTGGGCAGACATTCTGAACCGCGCAGGTCTTGGAATGGAAGTGATGCATGAGCGTAACGCTCACAACTTCCCTTTGGATCTTGCCTCTGCAAGTACCAGTCAAGTCGCATTGACTGCACCATCCATCGGTTAATATCAACTCGGAAGAGTTCCACAGCCTCACTTCAGTGGGGCTTTTTAATATCAAGAATTAATATGGCTAAAAGTGAATTCATCGATCAACTAGCATCAGCTATGGAACAACTAGGATTTACATCTGATGTTCCCTTAGATATTGCTATTGCCGGTGGCCAGGTCTACGAGATCGAAGGTACTGGCACTAAGTGGTCACCTAAAAAAGGTACCCGCAAATACAACAATGATGCATTCATTGTTATCCGTAAAGTTACACCTGTTATATCTTCCAATGCTTGAACTTCTCACTTATTACGTGATCGGAGGAGCACTACTTGTTGGTGCCCCTGCTGTATTTTTCCTGATTGCCTTTATGCCTGCATTGCAAAACACAAAAGGTAGGATGGTTGGATATAAAGATCACAAGCAATACGGTGACATCTCTTCCTATGAGAATGCACCTGTAGATCAAACAAAGTTTTATCTGGTGCTGTCAGATGATTAAAGTACTATTAGCTGCTTCATTGCTACTTGCTGGATCATCAGTACTAGCAGAAGAAACACGTTGGCCTAGCTATTGCATACGTTCAGTAGAACAGAATGCTGCTGGATATCTATTAGATATGCCTGGCTGGCCTTATGGTATGGATAACAAACCAATGCAAGTCTCATCATTAGATAGTCTTGACAATACAAACGAATGTTCACCTAACGACCCAAGAATAAGCAATGATTAAAGCACTCTTTAGTCTTATGTTCGCTGCACTTATGTGGGTGCAAGTCCCACAGTGGAGTGATGACTGGAGCAAGTGCTCCGTTGATGTCCCTGACGTTGCTTGTCATTGGTATATCACGGCACCTGATTCAACTATGGGTGAAGGATTTAGCTGGGCTAATGCACCTTGGTTCTCTGTTGAAGGCTTGCGTGACGTAAGTCAACTAACAGATACCGTGCAATCTATACAAACAACCCATAATCTGTAAGTCCTTGCTATATTTAATCAGGGACTAATAAGTCTCTAGAGTAGTAAGCAAGGATAATAACTTGTTTGTTTCATAGGTTGTATCAATGGGTGTAAGCCTCACTTCGGTGGGGCTTTTCATTAAGTGTTAACTGTACCCCAATAAATAATTATGAAAAGAGAATCTCCGGAGTTTTGGGGAGCCTTATGGGGCTCATCTATTGGGTGTGGCGTTATCGCCATACTCGTACTGCTTACATCATGCAAAGTAAATGACAGATTTGCGGCAAGTATCATCGACGATTCAGCTAACACAAGCTGTGTCGCTGGGTATGTGGAAGATACGCCCGGTAAAGGCACGATTGATATCTATACCGAGACCATCGGTACTGAAAGTATCTCCAACGTTAGCATTGAAATTGCAGATGAAATCTCTCACTCAATCGGCAACTGCTAATGGACTTTACTCAAGAAGAACTAAATGATATTCGTGCTGCAGTAGTTCTCTATATGCAGAACAATATCTCAATTAGAAATCCTCGTTACCAAGAGTTCGAGGTTATACTAAAGAAGCTTAATAAAACATTACAAGAGAAATGACTACAATTACAGAAGACGGCGGAAGAACAAATATCTACGCCAAAGAACCACAAGTACAAGTAATGGAGGTCTCCGTGACACACAACGAAATCGCTGAAAAACTAAATGGACGGCTTGCAATGCTGGGTGTTATCGCTGCCATTGGTGCTTATGCTGTCACCGGTCAGCTGGTTCCCGGCGTATTTTGATTGGTCTAATGGGTTCTATTCAGGACCTGCACTAATGATTAAACTATCGCAATGGTAGTTGTGAATGCCCCCTCCGGGGGCTATATTAAATAGGTGCCCGGCGATTGGGCCTGAACATATATATTTCAATTGAATGCAAATATCAAGAGAGCAGCTTGCGGAACTCCGTGAGCTCATTGAAGACACAGCAGAATACTTCTGCGACGAAAACAAATTGTCTGGCGAACTCGCATGGACATGCATCGAATGTTTAGCCACTGCAAAGCTGGCTGAAATGCAAGGTCTCATCACAGCGGATCAAGCCTGATGAAGGATTCCCGTGGTCTTGCAGAACTATTCATGCACTTTGTTCGTCAACTGATAATCGAAAATGAAGCGGACAACCCACAAGAGTTGTACCAACTAGTGGCTGATCGCAGTCAAGCAGAAGCCAATCGATTGATGGCTTTAGATCCTGATCGCAACAAATAAAACTTATGCCCCCTCCGGGGGCTTGATTCTTCCATGCCCATATGGGCTTCAACTACATCCAAACTAACTATGACTATCGCTCCTGTTAATACCTCTGTTCTTTCTCAATTCATTGGCGAAGTACAAGACAGCTACGACATGATGATCGGCATCGCTCTTGTCAAAGAGTCCGATGCAGTGTTCTTCGAGTACCAGGGCGACAAGCAACAGCCTGTGCCTCTCATGCTGTCGAACGGTCGTCCTCTCACATACCTGCGGAACGTGCGTCTGGGTGGTATCAGCATTGCCGAAGACATTGGTGAGTTCAACTCCACCAAGCTCAACATCATTCTCGAAGCTGGCGGCAAGCGTGTACTTGTTACCTCTGGTCTCACTACTCTCTGGTCTCAAGCTGTGATGACTGGCCTCATGGGCATGTTCAACAGCTACGACCTTGATACTCCTTTCACTCTCAACACATGGAAGGGTACCTCGAAGATGCGACCTGCATTCGCTTCTATCAAGCTTGCTGGTGACGTCAAAGTTTCTGATCAGATGCTGTACGACCAGCTCTGTGAACTCCGTAGTGATCGCGCTGCCGACAAGATCAAAGCTGTCATGCGTGACTCCGTAGAGATCCTGGCCGCTGGCCTGGCTGGTGGTATGCCTGCCATCAGTGTTGTTGTCGAAGAGCCCAAAGCTCTTACCTCTGTTGAGGAAGCTCTCGACTTCTGAATGACTAATCGGGTAGTCACCGAGATGCATGCAGCACGTAGGTATCTAACCAACGTGCTCTTGCACTTAAGTGTTGACGCAGACAATCTCACTGTCTATCAGTTGATCCAATTACTTGATCACTTTGCAGAACACCCAAATGAATACATCGAACTAACCAATGACAACTATCTCTGAACTACCTGACTATGACGTCCTCGATGTCGTACTCCTGTGCCACGCAGCACTGGCCCAAGACTCACCAGAATTTCCTACGCACTATCTCAACCAGATACTCAACATCATGTTTGGTTATCTCACTAGCGATCAGCGCCAGGAAGTCGAAGTGTACCTTGCTGAAAAGAAGTATCTACCTCCACTGAAACTACACCGTCCTAACTCATGATTTGCATTCAACAACAAGTTTGGATTACCAAAGAATCCTTTGAAGACGAGGAACTTGCAAAAAAAGAATTGGAGCTGCTCAATCGTCGTTTAATTAATGGTGAACAACGTACAGCCTTTCGTCTAATCACTAAATCATGACACTCTCAGTAATTGAACAAACCAACTTTCGTAACTACATCGTTCATCGATTGATGCTTGAAATCGAACGTCTTATTCCTGAGTACATAAACACTAATCAATATCTCATTGAGCATATTGAAGACAAAGGCTATGAGTCTGTCGAAGAATCTTACGTCCAAGACGCAAGCAACATCACCTTTACCTGGCCACCTGACCCTTTTGGAAGATCATGAACCTATCAACTGACCAACTCGAAGACTTTCGATGGCATCTACGCAATGCTTTAGACAATAACATTCTTGAGGAAATCAACTTCTATGTAGATCAAGTTGCATCACAGCTGCATAATGATAATGAAGCTAAGCGTGCACAACTTATAAATACATTGTGCGATGAGGCTCAACTATTACGTATTACCTTTGACGACGAATGAAAGACTTTGACGTAGTTTATGTAGATCAATCAGGTAACAAACAAGACTATGTAGTTACCGCTATCGATACCAATACAGCGATTGCAAATACATTAGAGCTTCGCTCTGATTGTCGTCGTGTAATTCGCTGTGCACCTAAACCAATGTTTGAAGATGACAATTAACCATCACGTAATTCTGACAGAAAAAGAACAATTGATTGCTGTCCAAGCAGTTGATTTTTTCTATCGCTACTTCAAAGGAACTATTGAATCAGATGACTTTGAACAAAGTCGTCTAGCTGCTCGTGAATACGGGCATGAATCAATCAGTGACCTAGCCACCAAAATTGCTACCTCAAACTAATGTTCAAGCTCAACACCGAGATGGAAGCAGTTCCTGTGACTGCTCCTGAAGTTCGCACTGTCTTCAATCCGGTCACACTAAATGAAGACGAGCACCTTGCTTACGATGCTGAAATCCAGTACAAACGTAAGCCACCTGCTGTTCGCATGATTATGTGCAGCAGATTAGATAATGTAAATGTCGGTGAACCTGTGATGATCTCCTATCACATGGGCATGCGTTGTTACCAACATGCGCGGCATTTAGTAATATCTAATAGTGAGAATTGTATTGGTGGTTTCTATTACACCAATGGACAACCTGCATAACTAATGATGAAAAATTACAAGCTCTATGTTTTTACCCAAGACGGCTGTGCTCCATGCACTCGTCTTAAAGATCACGTTTCTACCCTCACTAATGATGAGCAAGCTGAACTGGACTTTGTTCCTCTTAAAACGCCCACAGGCAGCCGTACAGCGCTTGCGGAGGAGCTTGCGGTGGAGTTGTCACCAACACTCGTCGTTGTACACGAGGAGGTCTCTTGCAAACTTGATGAAGATGGTGACGAAGACTGCGACTATGTCGAACAGTCAGTCGAAAGATTCGTTGGGGCGAACAGCATCATCGAACATCTCCAAGCAACATTAGACGCCTACACCTACGCACATCCTGAATGACAATCGACTTAACCCGACAAGGGATGATCGACCGGATTATTGAAGAACAATATGATGGTATGGATTACAAAGCTCTTTGGCACTTCTTTGAGTGGCATCAACAGCGTGAATACGCTGACTATAAGACAGAAGAAATTGAAACTGAATACAAAGAACTGTTTTCCGAAGAAGAAGAATGACACCTAACGAGCGCGAAGAGCTTATATTTGATTTAGCACAGGCAAGAGTAAGCAAACTATCTCACGCAGGCATCTTTGCCATGGCTGTAGATCAGATGTGTGATCTCTTGAAGAACGAACCTGATGAGCAATTGCTCAAGGTTTCACTTGGCTATGCACCTAAAGAGAAGAAAAAAAAGAAAGCTAAAGGATTCTAATGAAAATATATGTCAACTACAACGTGAACGTCTCGTACACGGTTCCGATTGAACGTGAAACTCTTCCAACTGAAGATGAGTTGCTTGAATCAATTACTAGAGACGAGCTTTGCGGAGGCGATGGTGAACTGACTTGGGATGCAATTAAAGATGCATGGAGATTCTCCGATCCTTCAGATGTCATCGTCACTGACGACGAATTCAATGAACTATATATCTGACAAATGGCTAAAGCAAATGTCATCCAAGCTAAAGGGGTGATTAATAAAGAAAGCGGCAACGGCTTCTTTCGTGTTGAACTCGAAGATCCTGCAGGACACCTGTGCCTTTGTCGTGCGTCAGGTAAACTTATTACTAGAAAAATTCAACTACTTGTAGGTGACAGAGTCACAGTAGAACTCTCTCCATATGACTTAGATCGTGGTAGGATTGTTCTCCGAGAGAAGTGACTCTCGTTGCTTATAAGATAAACAAACTGATCACTATATTATGTCCCGACTAGAAGAAGCCAAGCAGTTTCGTGAAACGTTTGGCCAAGAGATACTACCGAATATCTCCCGCTTTGGGTTTATCAAAACTCCACTGTGGAAAATGCAAATCAATCTTATCAAGGAAGAAGCATCTGAATTCCTTGTAGCAGCTGACGAAGTATATGCAGACCCTGAAAAAGATCCATTGCGTTCAGAGCTCCTCAAAGAGCTCTCTGACCTTGTTTTTGTTTGCTATCAGTTTGCTGCTACTTATAACCTTGATTTGGACGAGGCTTTACGTCGCGTTTACGAATCTAATATGAGTAAGCTAGACGAACAAGGCCACGTCATCTATCGAGAAGATGGCAAGGTTCTCAAAGGACCTAACTATAAAAAGCCAGATCTCAACGGACTATTCCCTTCCTCTAATACTCTCTACGACACTCATGGAAAATAATGTAATCGCCCGTACTGGACGGGTGCAATCTTGGATCGATGATCCCAACTCGCGCCTCCCCGTCAGCTGCACAGTTTTCGTGTGTGACGACAGCATGACAGGACCTAATGGAATTGAGGCCAGCTGGCGCTACGTAAGTCACGGATTGCGCTTCGGGGCAGGAGTTGCAGTACATCTCTCAAACATTAGAGCAGCAGGAACTGATAACGGAAACGGACTAGTTGCAAGTGGGCCCTGCTCATTCGGCAAAATTTATTCCTGTCTCAACGAACAACTACGTAGAGGTGGGGTATACAAAAATGGCGCAGTAGTTCTGCACCTTGACCTCAACCATCCTGACATCCTTGAGTTTGTCAGTATGCCTAGGCAAGAAATTCCTTGGGCAAAGCGTTGCGTCAACCTATCCCCTGTCATGTGGGACATGGCTATTCCCGCTGTCAAAGAAGCAATCCTTAAAGGTATTGCTCGTGGTGACATCTGGCTTGCAAAGATCAGACGTGACCAGCACGGTGAACGCATTTACGCGAATGTGTGCCTCGAAGTTTTCCTCCGTAGCCGTGGCACTTGTCTCTTGGAGCACATAAACCTGGGGGCTTGTTCACCTGATGACCTTCCTGCTGCATTTATTGAAGGTATGGAAGAACTCATTGATCTCCACGCAAAGACAGGAGTCGAGAACACTGGTGAGTATTTAACTCAAGCTGAAGATCGTCAAGTCGGTCTTGGAATGCTTGGTCTCGCCAATCTCCTTGCACTGGAAAAGGTTACATACGCCCAATTTGGTGAAGCACTCACTGCTCATAATTACCCCGAAGGCGATTACATCGTGACTCCAGAAGCCAGTAAGATTGTTAAAGCACTTCAGCTAGGAATTGATTCTGCAGCTGCTGTAGCAGCACGAGCCAACATGGATCGTGCCTTTGCTATTGCTCCTACTGCGTCATGTTCCTACCGCTATACAGACAGAGCAGGCTATACAACTGCCCCCGAAATCGCACCGCCGATCGGACGCACCGTTGATAGGGACAGCTCTACATTTGGCGTTCAACAGTTCGACTACGGAGACGTAGAAACGGCAGAAGAATGTGGCTGGACTGACTACAGAAAAGTAGTTGACGGCATCATGGAAATGCTTAACCGAACTGGCCTGGCGCATGGCTACAGCTACAACACATGGAGTGATGTAGTTCAGTACACAGACGAGTTCATCGAACAGTGGCTGGATTCACCACAAACCAGTATGTATTACTCACTTCAAGTAATGCAAAACACCCAAGCCAAAGACGACGCACTCGCTGCTTTGGATGGGAACTTTGGCACCATGTTCGGATTTGACGAACTAGATGCTGAACAAGATGATGTCCTTGACATTTTTAATGACCCCGCAAGTTGCGTGGGTTGTGCCGAGTAAACCACTTATTAATACCAATGAAAGCAGCAACTCCCTACCTCCATCTACACGGACGTAAGCGTACGTGGACTCCCGTCGCAGTTTCAGCAGGCACACTGCTGGAAGGCGGTGAGGAAGTCATTCAACGAGCACTTGCACTCCGTTGTCTTGAGATTCCTGTCGGAGACTTCATCAGTGAAGCAATGAAAGGCGATCTTCCTCAAGTTGAAGGTTGCAAAGAGCTGCTTCTATCTAATGTTGTCGATGAAGAGAATCATGATGTTGCCCTCAACTTTGCAGCAGCTGCTCACAAAGTGCCTACTCGCTTTGAAGCAGAAGCTGACAGAATTAAAAAAGCATGGCTTGAACTGGACCGCCATCCGGTCCTTAAGGCCGTGGTGCTTGAGCGTTCCGTCTTCTTTGTCCTACTCCCGATCTTCCGATTCCTCGGAGACACAGGATTACGCACGACAAGTGCCGATATCTCACGAGACGAACAGACCCACGTAGCGGCTAACACGCTTGTTTGTGAAGAGCTAGGACTTAAGTCTGACAAGGAGTTGAACAAACTGCGTCGTGCAACTGTTGCTTGGACACTCCAGTCTTTGCAAGCAAAAGCTGATCAGCGTTATTTGTCCAGTAACTTCTGGATGAAGAGTTCAGATTCTCTTTACACAATTGGCAAGGCTGAAGGGCTTGCTGAAACTAGAGCTTCACGAATGCCTGCCTTCTTTGAAACCGCTAATCAAAACCTTCCGCAGTACGCTTAATGCCACCTATTGAATTCACACTGAAAGAAAAAAATAAGATTCAAATTTTAGATCAAGAAATTGTCCCAGATTCATTTGACGACAGTAAGTTACCTACTGATATTCATATCGTCACCTATTCCTTGGGTGGCGAAACTAAATATGATGTTGTTCGTGCCTATGTCAAAGTAGATATCTTTGACGCCTACTACGACAAACTGAAGGGACAAGGAGAATTGCTAGAGATTAAATCTGGCTATGGAAAGATCAGACCAAACCTATATGGCAAAATCAAAAACGAAGAGTGAGTTAATCGAAGACTTGCTAATGTTAGTTAAGACAAAAGCATCCTCATGCACTGTCAAACAACTACGCGTATTACTAACTAGTTATAAATAATGCATTCGGCAAACCTAGTCTGGATAACACCAGACGCTGAAAAACTTATCGGGAAAATTGCCCGAGTATCCAATCCAAACAACGAGGATAATCCCAATGTCGAAGGCTTACTCAAGTACCTCATCAAACACAAGCACTGGAGCCCATTCGAAATGGCGTCCATGTGCGTCGAGATCGAGACTACTAGAGCTATTAGCCCGCAAATCTTACGCCACCGATCCTTCTCATTTCAGGAGTTCTCACAGCGCTACGCACCAGCAATGGCAGTAGAGCTCCCTCGTCTACGTCGTCAGGACACAAAAAACAGACAAAACTCCATCGATGACATAGCTGAAGAGACTGCTGAATACTATGAGAAACGGATTGAAGATCACTTCAGAGAGTCAGAAGCGTTATATGAATCACTTCTGCACTCTGGAGTAGCGAAAGAATGTGCACGTGCGGTGCTTCCTATTAACACTGGAACACGTATGTATATGTCTGGATCTATTCGATCATGGTTGCATTACTGTGATCTCCGTGCATGGCATGGAACCCAGTGGGAGCACACACAAATCGCTCTTAATTGCATGGATATATTGAAGGATGTTGTCCCAACTGTTGCTCGCGCAATGTGGCCAGAGACTCTATAGTTGAGACTGGATAATGAACACCCTATATGAACTTTATTGCAGCAACTGTTGAACTCAAGTCTATTGTCACAGATTCAATTAATGCTTACGGGCTCGCTTATCGCGGTGCTGATGCTGTTATTCCCGCTGGCAGCAGTGGTAGTGAGGTACGACTCCGAGCACTCTGTTACGACAGAGCCGGAGCCAAGCTTGATTCCTTCCTTGACTGGAAACCAGGCACACGTGCATTGATTACTGGATACGTGGTCTTCTCTGATGACACATCGCAGCCACTAGATCTGTTGGTAACAACTATTGAATTCAACGTCCCGCAAGAAATGTACTGCAACCAAGTCGTACTTGGTAATGCATTCTTTGCATCAGACGAAATTAAAGAACGTAAGAATGATCAAGTCGCAATCAAAATCGGTACGTCACTTGACAATTCAGATACCGTTACCTGGCTATTTATGGAACTCCATTCAAGCCGTAAAGCCAAGCTCGCTGATCGAGTCCGCAAAGGTCGCAACATTTGTGTTCATGGCTACTTGCGTGAGTACCGCAAAGAAGGGGACACAAGTCCTTATCGGGCTATCGTCGCGAATGACTTCAGCACTCGCAAAGAAAGAGAGCAAACTAAAAATACTAGAAGTACGGGCCAAGCTAAAGGCTACGCAGAAGTTGACCCCGTCCCGGACTACTAAAGACTACAACTGGATGGACTAACCATCTAATTAACATAAACATTATTTTTTACTATGAACATCGACATCAACAATATCTTCAGATCAGCAACTATTGCTGTTGTTGGACTACCACTGGCACTTTCTACAAGTGGTCTTATTAACTCTGCTGCATCAGCTGCACGTAATGCACAAGGCGTTCCTGAAGTTGTTCAGGTCAGGCAAGAGTTTGCAGGTAAAATTGCAAAAGCTTGCTATGGGTATGCACTGTCTAAAAATGACAGCACTTTAGAGCGTGAGTCAAAGACTGCAATCGATGAGGTATTTGGCGGAGAAGTTAACTACCAAGCTGTATGCAACGCTCTCGTTTTCTAATCGAGTAACGTTAACTAAAGGACCGAAGAAGAACTACGTCAGGTCCTACTAACGGTTGCAGTGTTTTTTGTAGTTTCCAACTGCGTAATTGATGGGGTTGCCAGTTAGCTACTGGTGATCCTGCCCCACAAGAAAGCCTCATGTGCGGGGCTTTTTTAGTATCAAAAATTTTACGCCTTACGAAGTCGTGCTGGAAGACTTGGCACCATTTCTTTCATGTGCTCATCGTACCTGTAATTAGTTGGAGCACCTCTTCCTGAATCTTTAATACTAGGCCATGCTGAATTCTCAGCTGCTGCAATAAGTTCTAGTACTTCTAGTGGAATACTTCCAGCTAAACGCATAACATTTATAGCTCACATTTATCTATTGTATTACTTATATTTGTAGAGTCTAATCATTAATTATATGACGCTACAAGTACTGCCTCCGGAGATGCTGGAAGGCTCAAAAGATAAAATTGAAACTAAAGAAGCACAGCCTTATTGGAAACCAAGCAGCCTTAAAGATGGAGAGTCAGAAGAATTTCGACTACTCGGTTGCTATGAGACAGGGCACGCAATCATGGGTTGGCAATATGCATCGGAAACAAATGGATCTGATGGCAATCTGCGCTTTAACGGTTATGTCGTTACGCGTACTCACCCAGGTCAGCCTGCTGACTTGGCTCGTGAAACTGATTGGAGCAAACCAGATCGACCAAAGATTGATGGAACTTATGTCAAGCCTCGTCGCTTCCTTGCTTGGGTTGCCACGAGTGCAGCTCGCGGTCGTCTAGAGGTATTATTCATTGAACAAAAATCACTACGAGAACAGCTCACCGAAATCCTTCAAGAGATTGAAGACTACACTTGGACAGAAGATGGGCTTGCTAACTTTTCGATTAAGATTAGTCGCAAGGGAGCCGGTCTGGAAACTTCATACAGCATTCTGCCGAAAGTACGTAAAGTGCCAGATAAAATTACAAAGGAATGGTCCACTCAAAAAGAATCAATCTGGCTTCCTAATTTCTTTGAAGGAAAGGATCCTTTTGACGGGCGTCAAGTTGACGAGAAAGGTCTTCCAGCTGGTGGAACCGACAAACGCGGTGCCCACGTAACACCTACTACAGCAAAGAAAAAAGTAGAACAAGAAGAACAAGAGTTCTAAGTGTCACCATATATGGCACCAGGCTTGTATCAACTACATAACAACTAGATGAATTAGAAAATGATCGAATTAAAAATTAGTAAAAATGAACTAGGTCTGTTCCAAGCAGACGCAGTGCTGACCCTGCCTCCTATCTGTGTCTCACGTCAGAAAGCTGATCGTGATGACCTGGAGTATGAACTCCGTAATGCATTCAGCCAGTTGGTTGAAGAAATCGTTTCTAAACAAATCAAAGAAGAATTCTAATGTCAAACGTAAACACCGATGGATTGCCTCCAGAAATGCAGGCACGCATTGCACAAATCATTGAAGGTGCAAAACAAAAAGCTATTGCACAACATCAGACCCAGTATCCACCCGAGTCACCACATCAAGCAGCAATTGCAATGCCTGCTGCACCTGTAGCTCCTCCAACTCCTCCAGCTCCACCAGTACCCAACTTGATGGATCACACAATCGCTCTTCGTCAGGAAGTAGCTGCATTGTCACAGCAAGTGACTGCAATGGGTCAAGTCGTTGAAGCATGTGGTCAGGCTGTAGGTTCGATGTACTCAATGTTTCAATCGCAAACCACACCTACAGATACGGGCGCAACGTATAGCCAGAACTTCCAAGAACAAGTAGACGTGGGGGACGATTACTAATGCCATACAAGGATCCGTCAAAGCAAGCCAACTATCGACGAATGTATCTGGCGGATCCTGCTAAAAAGGCAAAGCACAAAGCAACAAAGGATAAGAATCGCAGACAAAATTCCACAAAACGCAAAGAAATTTTATCCCGATTCCCTTGTGTCTTATGCGCCGAATCAGACCCAGATCTAATTGACTGGCACCACGTATATCCAGAAGACAAAGTCTTTGATATCAAAGGTTCACTGAGTCAGGCGTACACCACTTGGTGGGATGAAGTTATTAAATGCATACCTGTATGCGCTCTATGTCACAGAAAAATACACAAAGATAAACTATGCCTGATACCACAGAAGAAGCGGTAAATAAACCGTACAGGATTCAAACTGCCAGTGGCTACCGAAAGTATTTATGTTCGGGACTTTACATGCCGTCTGTTACTACAGTCTTATCTGCTACGGAAACAGAGAAAGCAAAAGCTGGTTTACGCAACTGGCAAGCTAATAACCCTGGTGCATTAGAAGCTGCATCAACTAGAGGTTCAGCAATTCACCTTGGGTGTGAAAACTATTTACGTGGTTTAGATCCAGGTGTCCCAGAAGAATATCAAGATTTCTGGACGGGAATGACCCAATACCTCGACTGGTTTGATACACTTCATTGGAGTGAAAGACCACTCCGACCTGACTGGAATCACCTCCGCTCTGACGATCGTGAGGTTGCCTATGTCTGGTCAACAGAGCATCTTTACGCTGGATGCCCTGACTTGATTGGAGAAATCGGTGGTGTAAAAATTATCGCTGACTTCAAGACAAGTAACGCTCCCTACTCTGCTGTCTTCCCTGAAAAAGGTGACCGCGCTGGGTTCGGAGGATTTCGAAAGTATCAGAAGTGTGCTCAACAAATGGCGGCTTATCGCCTTGCATTGTTTGAACGTACCGGCTATAAATGTGATGCTGCTTTGATTATTGTTTCTACACCAGAAACATCTCAAGGCATATTCATCGATTCAGATCAGATGGATAGATTCGAAGCAAAGTTTCTGACGCGTTGTAAAATGTTCCACGATAAAGAGAGTGACGAAAATACTGAAGATCGCGGTCAATAAGAACTGCGTAAATAAACAAAACCCTCAGCTAGTAGCACGGGGTTGGTCAAACGTACTAGTCGATATCGACTGGTTAATGGGATGGGTAGGCAACGGCTATGGCTGGTGCGCTACCCATTTTCATCAGAAGCACAGGCTCGCTGATAATGCTGCTGGTAGCAACCTCGTAGTCATTGACTTCGATGGTGACACCACACTTGATACGTTCTGGGCTACCGACACCGCACAACAGTGGTGTGCAGGTACCTATACCTCTGCTTCTTACACAGAAGAAGAGCACAGATTCCGTGCTCTATTCCCTCTAGCTATAGATCTAGAGAGTTCCGCGCAGCACCGTGGTGCCTACTGGCTCATTGTCAATCGGTTACTGGCAGACCTAGGTCTTACAGAACTCAAAGACAACTGTGGTCAAAAGCCTGAACGGCTCTGGTATGGCAACCAAAAGACGCAAACTAAGTTAAATCCTGGCGCAGAAGTCCCTGACTTTCTGCTTAATGACATTGACTACGACGAGCCCGCAGAGTTTACTCACTCTGACTGTGCAGAGATCGATGTCAAACGCTGCCAGTGGCTACTGCGTGAGTTCCTAGAGCCCTCAAACGACGATGAGTACGAGTCTTACTACGTGCCCGTTATGGCCGCTTGTGCAGGCGTAGGGACAGTGATCTTTGATGACTGGGTTGACTGGGTAATCCGTGGTCATCATGGTCATAAAGAAGAAAATATCCGAAGGTTTAAGTGGAAAGGTCTTGGTAAATATGCAGGTCATACTAAACTGTATTCGCTTGCTAAAAAGCAAGATCCCAATTGGACTAGACAACTACCTAGTCAGCTCCGCTTTGGTGCTGCAGGTAGTGCCGTTGGATATACAGAGCTTGATCCAGTTATCAACTTTGGAGAATTCATATCAACAAGTAAAGGAGAGACGATGGATTTTGATGTAGAACCGCTTGCGGATTCTCAACAAGCGCCGAAGAAGCGCGGACGTCCCAAGAAAAGTAATGACGACGCTGCCAAAGAACGTGAGGCTGACGTAGACAAAGTATCTACGATCCTCTCTGGTTTACGTAAGAACCGTCTTACTAACACCATTGAGTACGACGGTCCCAATGGTCAAGTCGTACAGCTCGAAGGCAATGACCTCGATCTAATGACAACAAAGATGGCTTGTGAGCACGGGGTGTTTATCCCCGAGCCTCGTATCAAGTCAGCTATTCAGTACGCAGCTATCAAAAATAGCTACTGCCCTATCACTCGTTACCTCGATGGGTGTGCAGCTCATTCCACACCTCACCCCGAGTGGGAGCGTATTGGTGAAGTGTTTCTAGGTAACAAGCACCAGCTTGCGACCTTGGCAATGAAGCGCATGATGATTGGCGCAGTTGCTCGTGCATACAACCCAGGTCAGTCAATGTCCTGGCTTCCAATCCTTGTGGGTGCACAGGGTGTTGGTAAGTCGATGTTTGCTCGCAACCTTGTACCTGATGCACTGTTCTCGGAGATCACTACTCCACTAGAGACACTGATCAAAGAGCAGTATCGACTTCATGTGGCGTGGCTCCTAGAGCTTCCCGAGATCGATAACTACTTCAACATCAGGAACATTGAGAACTTCAAGAACCTGATCACCAGTCGGGTTGATGAAGTCCGATTCCCTTATGCATCACTGCCATCGAAGCTGCCTCGTCGCTTCGTAATGATTGGAACCACGAACCGTAACCAGTTCCTTGTGGACTCCACAGGTAACAGACGTTTCGTTCCTCTTGAGATTGGCGCAGGCTTTCAAATTCCTTGGAAGCAACTGATTGCAGAACGCGACAGCCTCTGGGCTGCTGCTGTTGCTGATTATCGAGCCAACGTTGGATACGAATTCAACAGTGGTGAGATCGCTGCTATCTCGGAGTACATCCAAGAGTTTGGCGATCCTGATCCATGGCTCGACAAAATCGGTGCTTATGTCGCTATCCGTGAGGAAGTGACTGCTGCAGATGTTCTATCGCATGCACTGGAACTAGATCCACGTAACCAAAGCAGACGTGAAGGTAGACGTGTTGCTGATGTGCTGCAGTCTATGGGCTGGAGACGATTAGTAACTAGCAGGAAAGATCCTGTTACTGGTAAATCAAAGTCAGTTCGTATATGGAAACGTCCTAAGGACGATCCGATTGACGAAACTCATATCCTTAACGATTTCTAATTACACTAATTAATACATAGGTATATAAAATGCAAGCAACAGATATCAAGCTGGGCCTTCGTGTCTGTGTAAAAACTAATGGCATGACTGCACTAGTTGTGGGTCGTCCGGAGTACTACACACCACGATCAAAACTTGTACGAATCAAATATGAAAACAGTACACGTTTTGAATACATGATTAGCAATCAACTCTCGCCACTGCCTACTGAAGATCAGTATCCAGCACTGGGAGGCACATACGTAAAACCTGAAGGAGAATTCTGATGGCTGAAGCTCAACCTCATAAAGGCCGTGGTGGCCATGCATATGGCAGGCGTGTCAAGCAACTCTCCAATACTGCAGAAGAGGGAGAGCTTTGCCTGTATTCAGGACACTCACTTGGCAGGTTCTCTACTCACAGCATGCGGTATGACAGTCACCAAGCATGTGTTCGCTGTGTAGCTGGTGCTCGTGAAGGGCGTATGTCCTTTGACATCAGCAAACTGCTAAAGAAAAATCGAATTAAAGCTCTTAAATTTTGGTCACAAGTAGACATTGCATCACCCGAAGAATGCTGGGAATGGCAAGGCAACATCAACAAACACACAAAACAACCACAGTTTTCGTGGAGACGACACGGGATTAGCTCTTCTACACAACATCATCCCCAGCGGGTTGCTACTTGGTTTACTTGGGGTGATCTTGGATTTACCGGCGTTAAAACTACTTGTGGTAATAAGTATTGCTGCAATCCTTTTCATCTTATTCCGCAAAATATTGGTGTCTTTGTAGATCACGACAGTTATCTAGAAAGCTTTGAGCTTGCATGTGAAATTCATACGCTGAAGCAACAAGTTGCCGAGTATGTAATGGAGCAAGCAATCAAGGAGCAAGAGAAGCTAGAACGTATCGAGCACCTAGATGGTAAAGAAGAGCTAATACTTAATCCAAACACGTTGTTTGATCAGAGGTATGCAGCTGTCATGGTGGATATGCTCAACGGAAACCATACCAGTCAAATAGATCCTAAGTCTTTGGGACTCCATGGTCAACCAGAGGACCATGAAACTGATGAGGATGACCCCACATCAGACTTTTAAATAACCTATTCTTATACAAGAGTCATTACATTATGTCTAGACGAACTGACCTACTACAGCAACTTATTAAATCAGATAAGTGGGGTGATGAAAAAGATCAGGAGCAGAAGTTTTTAGCTGCAACTGCTGAACTCATCCTCACTGATCTCATTAATATCGCTATCAAAGGTGTTGAAAGTCAAGGCGCTGGATCTCTGATTATTAATTTGCAGAACGACTCCACGACATTCATGTCAGGTAGCAGCATTGAAAGTGACATCATTGTTGCTGAAGCTGAAGAAGACACTGATGTACTGGAGTTCTTGCGCAAACTGATTGAAGAAGTTGATGAAAATGATTGGTCACAAAACGTACTCGTAACCTTGATCAGTGATGCTGGAACAAGAACATTTAGTCTCGAAGCAGGAGGGAGCCAAGAAAGCTTCCGATCGATCGCAGCAGAATTTAGCGGATAAGTTAAAAGAAAAAGGATTAAAGCTGCCTCTCTATCCAACGCCACAACTCATTGAAAGAGCGCGGCAAGTGATGGGGAGCATTGACTTTGATCCAACATCTGATCCTGTCCAGCAAGTTCTAGTTGATGCAACATCTGTGCCATCTGTAGAAGTAAACCCACTACAAGAACACTGGCACGGCAATGTTTGGGTTGCTCCTAAAGGGGCAGTACGTAATACACGTATCTGGCTTAATAAAACCATTAACGAGTATCGCAACAACTACATCAAAAGCTTCGTATTCTTTACTAGTGCCAGTGAAATTATTCGTGCCACTCCTATTATTTGGGACTATCCTGTATGCATTCCTTTCAGGAGAGTTAAACAGCTTCGCGCTACAGCAAATGGCTTCGAACCTGTCTGTCCTTCCACATGGAACGTACTGATCTACGGTCCACCCCTAGATGAAGCGATCAGTGACATCGATAAGGTGACACTCTTTTACAACACGTTCAGAGATATCGGACGTGTCATCTTTAACGAATATGCCGGTGATAACTGGTCCAAAGACCTAGAACATTTTGAAGAGCACAGAGGTGAAGTATGAGTAGGCACATCAACCCCAAGGCTTTCTACAACCTACCGTCTGGTGCTCGTGTTCATCCCTGTAGGTTGATCCAAAAAGATGGCACGTTGATGTGGAAGCACGCGCTGCTTTCACAAAACGAACTTATCTGCATTCCAACTGTGCAGCCACACGAGGCTCACATTATTAAAACTGCTCAACGCATTGAAGAACTGAACTCCTGGGTCTCTCAAGACCTTGACCCATGGGAGTTTCTTAAGCCAGTGTCTTGGTATAACCCTGAAGTTCCGGGAATGGATCAAGGTATTTCATTGTTCTTTAAACATACGAGCTTGCCTAATAATCAAGTCTATGACATATTAAACAGGCACATAAGTGAGTATGAAACGTTAAAGCAACATCAAGGTCTTCTGTTTTTCCAAAGGTGTTAGTGCCCCCTCCGGGGGCTTGATCCGTCAGCCAGAAATCTTTTCGATCAGTCGATTCAGATACCAACGAGCTTTCTTGGCATCCTCAACAGGATTGTCCTTAAGCCAAATACGCAACATATATTTCAAGACTTGACCATGAAGCATTGCCAAGCTGCTGCTAGGTGCTGGTTCAATTGCCTCTTCAATGATGTCAATTGCTTCCTGCTTACCAGCTGTGTAATGACTAGGGCTATTAACCCGGTCCTCTACTCCAAATACAACAGAGTCAGGAGTAGCTAGGTGGAAAGGCGATGCCTTTTTGTACACCTCGTCAATGAATCCATTCTCGGTATTCCATTTCTCAAACTGCTTATTGGCATTGAAAAAATCTTCGTAATTCATGTATCCGCATCTATGTGATTCACTTCCTAATATAAGAATGTATAAGCCATAATGTGATATGCCAGCCCCAAAAGGTGACCCAACATATATAAAG